AAGCAAGATTTTTACCCAGTTCGTATTTCGCCACCCGAATACTTGCCAGGTGGTTCCCGGCCGTATCACCGATACTCAGCATGAGCATCCCTGTTTGAGCAATTGTGCCCGTCTCAAACCATACCTTGGCCTGGACATAAAAATTCTGCGCGCCCACAACGCCACCGGAGTCTGCCGGGATAGTGACCATCTTACTCGCTCCATGCCATGTACCGGCTCCGCTCCCGATATTATCCAGGGCCAGCCACTTATGCCCCTCGTAAGGTCCGACAATTTTAAATGTACCATTTTTTTTGTAGTCGAATCCAAGTATCCCCTGCCCGTCCGTCATGGCACTGTACGCCTCTGGGGTACGGTAATTAATAAGCTGCTCTGTCCTCTGGCGGGTTACTCCGTCCTGTTCGCCGGCATCCCCCAGCTGGATCACTCCGTCCTTGGTTACGATACCAATGTACCCGTTTTCGCTGTTGTGGGTGATCGTGTAGTCTATGGGTACGGCTTCTGTGCCATTATTGACTATTGTTGCTTCCATTATGCCACCGCTGTTTTTGGTGGCAGCGAAAGCCTTCTCCACCACAGAGTGGGCCAAACCATCAGGAACCATAAAAGACATTGATCCGGTGCTTTTCAGGTAATCTTCATTAAGATTTGGCTGCCCGGACAGAATCGCATCATAATATAAATTCGGCTCGTCGCTGAATATGAGTCGTTGTGGTTCTTTTGAATAAATAATTCCAGCCGTTTTTCGCCGGAATTCGCTGAGGTTTCGGGCGGTTCTGTTGTCTATAACATATTCAAATGTGATAGTATTCTCGCCATAATTTGAGTACAAAAAAGAAACTCCATTGGAGTTTCCAAGCGACTTTGTGTTGTTGTTAATCGGCGGGGTTAAGTTCCGGTCAAGTTTAGTTATCTTTACCGGAATTTCAACGCCCCCGTAAGTAGCTGTAAGCAGCCCCATTATACCCTAACCCCCTTTAAGTAGCTCTGGAATTTATCCATTTCTTCGATAAGCGGTTTTGTGAACTTGACGGTTTGTTTTGCCACCGTCCTGCCATCCATATTGTTAGATATATTAAGTGTAATATTTATGTCCTTGTCTCCGAATATCTCCAAAATCGAGTCTTGAACGTACTCTTTTAACTTCTTAACCGGCGCGATTGCTTCTGGCCCCGCTTCTCCTGCTCCTCCCACACGGTTATCCCCCATGCTGAAAAATGCGGGTTTGGTTAGTATTCCACCTTCTTTGAACCATTTCACGTCAAGCGCTGGTATCCTTGGAATTATTGCCGACAAATCAATGTCTCCAATTCCCTCCTCGTACCCAACGCCTCTGTATGCTGACGCCAAGCTCCCGTAACGGGATACCGCGTATCGGATGGATGCCAGCATATTAGATAGCGGATCCCAGATATTACTATCAAAACCAGGTCTTGCATAGGCCCTGAATGTTGGATCGATCACCTGCATTAGCCCTTTTGACGGTGTGCCGTTGATTGCATTGATATCCCAGTTGTTGATTGCATTTGGGTTTCCTCCGGATTCTGTTTGCATCTGATATAAGAGACGTTCCAGGTTCGCATCCGAATACTGTCCTTCCATTTGTAGGGCCTTCTTTGCCAGCTCCCTCCACTGTTCCACGCCTGCGCTCGGGCTGTAATTTACAGTTGATTGGGTATCGAAGATCCCTTTGATAAAATCAACTACTCCATCAAACACGCTGCTTACTGCCCCGGTTGCAACAGATAGCCACGGCTCAACGATGCCCGCCAAGTCTGTAAACTTATCTATGGCAATCTGCAGTATTTTAGATGGATGTGTCATATAATCCCAGACGTTCCCTGTAAAATCCTTTATGCCTTCCCAGATCCCGCCGAAGAAATCGCCTATTCCTCCCGCGAAGTGCGGCAGGCTCTCCAAAAAACTCTTAGTTTGTCTGGCTGGCATGATCTTTGTCCCCTTTTTAAGTGGCAGAACTACGTCACGTCCCTCTGGTACGAATGGCTTCCCATTAGGAGGTACAACCATTTCTTTGTACACGGATCCTTTTTGGTCATTTACGACACCGATCGTGTCTTTCTTTATCCCACCTGTGCCTTTTGCAAAGTGAGGAACTTCCCAGAGTGCAAATTGTTTGTCCGATCCCACCTTGTCCAGGATCCAGTTGACTCCATTAATAACTCCATTTACAGCTTTTCCAATCGGCTCAATAATTCCATTGGCAATGCCTTTTACAATTCCTCCTAGTGTATCTTTTAGCGAATTAAAACCATCTTTTATGAATTTCCACACCGTAGAAAAAACGTCAACAGCTTTATCTTTTATGCCATCCCAGATTCCTCCGAGCGTATCTTTTATACCATTCCAAACATTTGAAACCGCATCTTTTATATTGTTCCATATACCGCCAAAGAACTCTACTAAAGGGCCGAATATCGCTGCAGCTTTTGAACTTATCCATTCCCACACTGCGCCTATCGCCGCCTTAATCACTTCCCATACAGTGTATATTATGGCGTAGATAGCATACATCACACCCTCGATGATTCCTTTTATCAAATTCAACGGGACTTCTATAACGCTGTAAATTGCATCCCAGATTATCTTGAAAAAGTCTTTTATATTAGTCCACACGGTTTTTACCGTATCCGTGATACTATCCCACAAACCAGCAAACCAGTCTTTGAATAAATTCCATTTTTCAGACAGCCAGTCCGTTATAGCACCCCAGTTTTTTATGACCAATATTATCCCAGCAATTGCTGCAACTACTGCAGCCACAATACCTGCAATTGGCGCAAGTCCTATTCCTACAAGTGATACCAGTGCGCCATTAATTGCCATTATTGTTGCAATAATCGGAGTTATCACAGCTACGACTGCAGCTATTCCCCCTATTACTTCAATAAAATTTCGCACAGGTTCAGATAGTCCAGAAATTTTTTCTGCAAGACCAGCGATAAATTCTAAAACAGGCGTTAACATCTTTTGGATATCTTCCCCTATCGGAATCAATGCATCCGCCAGCGTCCTCATAGCCGCTTCCATTTCCTGTGCAGATGTAGTTGTATTTTCCTGGAATTCAGATGCTTTTCCGTCTACGTCTGTATAAGAGTCTCCGACAGTTGTTAAAGCAGAAATAAACTTCATACTTCCGTCTTCTGCCATCGTTCCAAATGCAAGGGCTGCTTTATTTAATTTATCCTGTTGATTTTCCGTGCATTGAATATCCTGCACAATAGCGTCAATAACCTGTTTTTGGGTTGCCCCTCCTTCTTGCCATTGTTTAAATACATCCTCTACTGACTGACTCCACTTTCCGGATCCTTCTTCCAATTCCCCTGTTTTTTCATTAATTGCCGACATGGAATCAGCAATTGTCCCATCTGCGATACGGGTCGTCACCTCGTTAATAGCATCATTGACTTTATCTAGGTTATACGCCCCATTATCAAGTCCATTTTGCAAAAGCTGGAAATATTCTTCTGCGGAATATCCCGCTTCTGCAAATTTCCCTGAATACTCAGACAGGTTATCTCCAAGCTCATTTGTCTTGTCAAGACCGCCCTGCGTACCAGCCACCAGCATATCCATTGCGTCAGTTGCGCTTAAACCGAAATGCTGCATAAGCCCATTAACGCCTCGCATGCTTTCTGACATATCAATCCCATAGGTATCCTCTAAAATAAGTCCCTGTGATATGATATTTTCTAAATCTGAGTCATTGAGGTCTTTTATATTGTCTTTAACCAATATTACGGCATTTGCAACAGAGTCCAGGGAATCGCCCAGTCCGCTCTCATATACACTTTTTATCAGATCTGAATTTTTTTGTGCTGCGTCCCCAGTCTCACCAAATCTCGAGTTTACTTTTATCGTAGCTTCTTCCAAATTTTGAAATGATTCAAGTGCATTCTGTCCCAGCTCAATTACCTTATCGCCAAGTTCAGCAATTTGCTCTCCGGCCTCCATTAAGTTTCCCGCTGCAATGCCTTCTCCAATGTCATTCAGTGCATCTTCTGCATCCCCCGAATCAGTTTTCAGATCTTGGAGTGATTTACGAACATCATCTATCCCAGAATCATCTATCTGATTTAGTGCAGTCCTCATTTTCCCCAGGTCTGTATCAGCTCCGAGTGCTTCTTTTCCGATCTTGTTTATTGCCACCGTCAAATCATCTGAATTTGCTGTACCATTTTTTAACGCATTCGTCAGTTTTGTTCCCAAAATATGCTGAAAATCTTCTATACTTTGTCCTGTTGCTTCAAATAGAGTATTGAGCTGCTTCGTGCTTTCCTTTAGCTGTTTCTGTTCTGTTTCCAACCGTTCGGCTTGCACCTTGTACGAATGTAGGGACTGTTCTGTTTCAGCAAGTGTTCGCTGGAATTCCCGGTATTCTTTCTCTCCGATTTCCCCGCTCTTAAACATCTTCTCCACTTCGCCCTGGGCCTGTTTAAGTGCCTCTAGCTTAGTTTCCGTATTTTCGATGGAATCAGAAAGCAATTTCTGTTTCTGGGCAAGCAGAGCTGTATTCTTCGGATCAAATTTTAAAAGTTTATTGATTTCTTTTAACTCCGAATTCATGCTCGCAGCCGTGCTGTCTACATCTTTAAGGGCCTTATCCAGTGCACTCGTGTCAGCGCCTAGTTGTATTGTTATGCCCTTAATCTTCTTATTGCCTATTGCCATCTGCTTACCTCCTAGAAATTATCGAAATCATCCTGGCTGGCCCGCCTTGCCTTCGACTTCTGATTCTGTTGCTTCCGCTGACTGTCAATGTACTCTTGAATGAAGTCCAGACAGTCCCCTATTGTCATTTCATCCATTTCCTCTGGTGTCAGTCCTACCTGCTTACAAACATAAGAAAAGGACTCCACGCAGAACGTTTCCCCGCTCGAAGAGTCCTCATCATTTATTTTTTTTTAGTCTGCGGCATGGAGTTTTCGAGAAGTTCCTGTACTTCCGTCATGATCTCCTGCAGTGGAAACGTCTCGAATCCATCCAGCCATTCCATAGGATCTGGAATGTTTTTATCAGCCGACTTAGCCATAGTCCATATAATGTCATACAACACATCCATATCCAGGTAATCCAAGTCACTGAACTTAACATTTGTAAGTGCGGAATTTACCTTTCCGCTCCCGAAAACCTTTGAAATCTTGAGAAGATCCGCAAAATAATCCCTGCGGAACTGGGCTTTATATCGTTTTGGTAATGCCGCCGTTGACCGCAGCCTTACTGGTTTTTCGTCTATATAGATTGTTCTTTCCATATTTTCTCCTTAATTTAATAAGGGCCAGGTATTACCCTGGCCACTAGTTTTAATTACACTCCCTCTACAGATGCCTCACTTGATTTCTCGTATACTTTTGTGTACCATGCATCGTACACCGCTGTAGTTACCCCGGCAGTTGTCTTTGCCTTAACTACATTATTATCCGGCCTCGGGCTTGCAACGATCGACAGATCTGTTGTATTCGGATCCCCGCTGTCTTTTGTGGTGCTGGCTACTGATGGACGATTGGCAGAACAATAATACATTACATGTCTCGTCCTTTTTTTATCTCCTTGGAATTCAAACAGGAGCGCAAACCGCTTTGTTTGTGCATCTGCGCTTTCGATCATTACTCCTCCGGCTGTTTTTTCTTCTCCGAGAACTTCCTGCTTAAATTTATCTGGCACCCGGGCCAGCGTTAAAGTGCCTTCGTATCCCTGATTGTTTGGGTTTGTATAATAATCCACATCATCGGCCTTAAACCGGATCAGATCACCACTCGCATCCAGCGTCAGTGATACGGCCCCCGGAAGTTTCTCGGGAGTCCCGAATGTCAATGCTCCGTTTGACTCATCCACGGTTACAATTGCGTAATGGGCATTACTTAAACCAAATTCCACTTTGTTTTCTACTGCTTCTGGCATGTTTTTTCCTCCTAAATATTGATTTCATATGCCTTTAAGTACATATTCTCTGAATCTAAAAAGCTCTCGTATGACTCATACGGGAGCTGATTATCATTTAATAGTTTCTTTATTTTTGATTCTAATTCTAAGTCTTTTTGTGTGCTGTATACCTCTATGGTTACAGCACACTCCTCGTAATATACAATATCATCGGCGTAAAACCCTACATCATCATCCGAATAGTATACTATATATGGCAGCTCTGGAATCTGACCAGGTGCAAAACAGTGGTATGCGACAGGGATGCCTAGAGTGTCTATTTTTTTCTTTAATTCTGGAAGAGTCATGACCTTAACCTCTCTATTAACTTTTGCTCATATTCCACAGTGGCTCTTTTTTCTGCTGGAGCGATATGCTCTTTTCCCTCGACATATCCGATTTCTCTCCCTCCGCGCTTTAGCTGATGTCCTTTTTCTAAGAGATGTGTTAAACGATGAGACGGGGCTTCGTTGTATACTTCTGCACCACCCGTATATGATTTATAAGTCCAATTTTTGTAATAATGGATTCCTTTTCTTCCAGGGCCTACAGGGCTAGTTTCCTTCAAATCCTTTACAGTGCCTTTCGCCACTTCTATCGCCGCTTCCTGCGAATTAACTTTAACATCTTCTACATATTCTTTCAGGGCTTTCGCAATTTCTATTCCCAATTGATCTGCCTTGATTTTCCTATGCTCTGACTTGATCCTTTTACCCACTCTTATCGCCCAACCTTTCCGTGCATGTCAGTTCAAGCTCATCCATACTTAGTTGATAAGTTTTTATAATGTGTAGCTTTTTCCCATTAAATATGACTGTTTTTTCGCCGTTATATTCATAAGGATGTACCACAAGGATTTCCGACACTTGTATATCACTTTGCCCCGCAAGGTAAAATTCTTGCCGTGATACTGGCATCTTTGAGCAGTACACGGTCGTTTCTTCTGTTACTGGGATTTGCTGCCCCAATTCGTCTTCCGCAAATCCACTAGTTCCGATCAGGGTCACTGTGTCATCCCACGTCAGACTGTTCATTTGATACACCCACTTTCCCAATAATCAGGTTTTTTAATCTGAATTGTATGCTTCTCGGTGTTGTACCGTCCTCCGGGTGCTGGTATTTCCATGTTGCCCAGTCCAGCACAAAAAGAATATGTTCTGGTTTGCCCTCTTCCAGCGTAATCCCGTAGGTATTTTCGCAGTCAGATCCAATTCCAGATATAATGGCATTAAGAAGAGGATCCCTAACATCTGTAGAGATCCCCAGTCTTGCTTTTAACAATGGGAGTACTGATTTTTCCATATAATTTCCCCTTATTCTTTATCTTCCACCTTTTCAATTAATGGAACACCGATTTTGTTTTTTCCCGTGGATAACTCAGAGAGGCGGGCTTTTGTCTTTTTCCCTTTATACTCTTCTCCAACCTCATAAATCCTGTCATTATCCTGGAGGTCACGGAATTTATGGATTACTTTATATTTCATATTTTATGCCCCCTCTGTTGGTGTCTCGTTTGTATATGTAATATAACACCCCGCCTCAGTATCAGTTACCTGGACATCATATCTCACGATACCTGCTAACAGTTTACCGTAAATCTGGTTATCAACCCATTCCACACTTGTACGCTTGCGGTCAAAGAATGCCATGAAAGATTTCGCATCCCCAACAAAACCGACAAGATCACCTGCTTTGGTTCCGATCATATCATCATCCAAGACTATTACTTCACGTCCCAGAAGAGTTTTACCACTTGCCGCGATAATGGAATCCTGCAGCAGATATCTCCCATTCTTATCTTTCAGTTTATCAAGCTCAGCGTATAGAGACGCTGAAATGATGAATTTTACAGGATAGACTTTCTTAATCCCTTTGTTTACCAGATCTTTTAGTCCATCAATACCTACAACAGATTTTGCGGTTGCCGTTTTTAACTTAGCCGCAATGTCTGCATTGGATGTATTCAGGGACTGCGACTGAATTTCGTCACGAATCAGCCCTGTAACGTCATAGTCTGCATCATCAATCACTTCCTGCGAGATTGGAATATATCCTCGCCTGGTTGCTACCTCGAAATTAATTTCTGTGATAGTAGGATTTGCAAGTTTTGGGTTCTGTGCCAGTTCAGACACAGTACTCATCTTTCCGCTGGATTTTGCAATGACCGGATATTTCCCGTTTGAGCTGTTCACCGGAACCACTTTTACATAATTTCTCAGGTCAACTTCATCTTTTGGCTTCATTTGCGGGGCAAGCAGTTCCTCTGGGATAAGCGCCCCGCCTTCTACGGATGTAAACCCTTCCCTTTCCTGCCCTTTGGATTTTACAAACCGGTTGATCCCGCTCCTGATTTCATCAAGCTCTTCCTCGTTTCTTTTTCCCATGTTTTTCCTTTCTCCTCCCATTCTGGATTTGGGGGCTTTTGCGTTCAGTTCATTCAATTCGCCCCTCAGTTCTTCAAGCTCTAACTCTGCTTTTTCAAGCGCTGACTGGTGACTGTCTCTTTCTTCTGTAAATTTATCAACTTCACCATCCAGTGTCTGCCGCTCCTCGTCTGTTGCGGCTTCATTAATTGCCTTTTCAAGCTCTTTTTCTCTGGTTTCGAATTCTGTACTCTTTGCCCTGAGTCCCTCCAGTATTACTTCCTTGTCCTGAATTTTTTTTGCTAACATAATCTGCTTTAATGCCATTATTTGCATCCTCCTTTTAATCTGTTTGAAATATCGTGCCTCCACTGCATTAATTGCTTCTCCCTGTACTGCTCAACCTGATTATGGCGAGCCTGCACCCCTGTGTCCTCATAAGCAGGGAACGTGCATACAGACACTTCGTGTAGGTCTACCTCTCTAAGCGTCCATTTTACAGTCCCATCGTCTCTCCATTCGGTTTCTTCATTCAGGATGTTAAAACCAAAGGAGCATTGATCCACGTCCCCGCGCTTGACCCGCTCATATAGGTTTATAGCGTCCGAATCATTCTCATTAATGGTAATTTCTCCCCATAGGCCTCTTGAGTCTACTTTTAATGCAAGCGTTCCAGCCTTATTCCGGCCTAATACCAGAGTGGTATCATGGTTAGCCAGCGCCCTGATGTCATTGCTCAACGTTTTATTAAACGCCTCTGGGGCTATTTCCTCAAATGCCCCGCGCCATAGTTCGGTTTCTTTGTTAAATACAGCAAAATAACCTTCAATTACCTTACTCCCCGTGTCTTCTTCGCGGGTATTAAATTCCGTTAGGGCCGTCCTGGTCTGCCGTTCATTCTCCCTATTCACCCTCATCACCACCTTTCAATTTTTTCTGTTCACCGATCATTTCCTGCGGAATAAAATTTTCCAATATAATGAGTTCGTCAAGCCCCTCCTTTGGGGAATCTCCTATCAGGTTCAGCACATCATTCCCTGTATATATCCCGCGGATATATAGGTTCATACCTATCTCTGCAAGTTCCTTTGTATCATAAGCCATAAGGCTTTTGGAATTGCATTTGAAATACCAGTTAGGGCTGTAGATTAATCCTTTTGTCAGAGTCTGCTGAAATGAGTCTGCAATCGCTTTTATCCGGGTTCTTACAAAATTGTTGTATTCATCCTTGTCAAAGGATCCCACGCCTAAAATAAAAGGCGGCACGTCCAATAAGGCTGCCACCGTCTTCTTGTCTATTTCTACAGACTCATTTATTGCAATGTCGTTTAGTGACAGCGGCCTCACCTCCGATATTTCCAGAAGTTCTGCCGGTATTACCCACGGTTCACCGGGTTTTGCCTCTCCCAGGTATTTATCTTTGATCTGCTGCCTTCCCGCTTCTGTTGCCAGATCCTCATTCATTGCATCTACTCTTACAATCAGGTTCGGCATATACTCACCGCTCATGAATGCTTTTTTGGTTGCTGTAGCTTGTTTTAGGTTCTTCGCAATGTCTTTCAGCGGTATCCGGTATCCTGTCCCCTTCCAGGGCCTTTCCGGATCCGGGTTAATTATGAAGTGCAGGACTTCATCTGGATTATATGTACGTGATCCATATGCTATCTGATAAGATTCTTCTGTTTCGATAAAACTGATCCCAGATGGTTTCAATGGTTTCAAGTCATCGATCATGCCTTTTTTCATTATTGGATACACGACTGCGTTCCCATCTCCCGGCAGGAGCATAGAATAAACAATGTTATATACCCATGATTTTCTTGTCATCAACGAATAAGGCGCAATGTCAATCTTCCTGGACAGCTCATTTTTTATCCGCACATCTCCATTATCCCGATTTTCCATCAGGTGGATTGTCATTCCTGATACAAGATCCGCAATCTTCTGGCAGGCTGCGCGTATCTCTGGATTTTCTGACAACTTTATGTATCCAGACGGCAGGATAAAATCCGAAAATGTTGCCCCCTGGTACACAATATTAACGTCACTATTATTCTTGATGGGTTCCGAACGAATACTGTTTCGTTTTTTATTTTTCTTAGACACCTTTCATCCTCCTTTCTTTCGTTTAGTTGCTTGCTGGCTGTCTGTGTAGCCATTTACTTCCTACGTTTCCGAGTGCCATATCAGCAAGCATCTGACAGCAACTGAATACACCTGCGTCAAACAGGTCGATACGGTTCACGCCTCCGTCACCGTCAACCTTCTCATACTGGATCATATCATCCGTCTTCTCAATTGCCCTGACGTTCTGTACGCAATACTCGAAAGCATCCGAGTGTAAGTAATAAAACTTCTTATTTTTTGTTGCAACTTCTATATGCCGGAATCCCTCAGACTTTACATAAAAATATTGTGGCTGATCCAAAATGCGGAATCCTGCCTTTTTCATTTTCAGAAAAAACTCTCTACCGAATTTTTTGTCGAATCCGACCAGTTTTATTTTAAATCCCATCTGTCTCATGTCTATGAACCAGTTAACAATATCATCTGGTAATACCGTAGGAGTATTACTCATTGTCAACCATCCATCTTCTTCCCATCCAAATAATGGTATTCCGTCTTCATCCGCTTTCTTTACGGCTGCCAACCGAGGGAAGAAAGCGTGTGTGATGCAGATATCCACTCCTTTATAAGTTCCGTACAATGCACCCGCCGTCAGGTCGTGTAGCTTTGATAAGTCTGCGCCGCCATACCAGACAATAGGAAGCCGTGACAGTTCTTCCAGCGTCCATTCATACTGATGATCAGATGCTCGGAATTCTTCTATATCGAAATAGGCATTTAGAGCATTCGTAAATATGTTCAGCGTTTTATTCAGGTACTCTGACCGCAGCTGTGGTTCATTCATTGATTGTGCCGCGTCATCCAATAACTCTTCTAGTGTTACGGTCACGCCGATAGAGGGCGTACACATCTGTAGGACTTCTGGATCGTCAAGAGTAGTGACTTCACCTTTGCTGTTCAATATATTTCCTTCTTCATCTTGATCCGCCTTGCAGATAAAAATAAAATAGGAATCATATGCCTTATCCGTAATGGATCCATTCAGGACTTTATGTAAGGTCTTCAAGCGGTTTGCCAGGAAACCGTCAGGGATATCCCCGGCAGTAGAAATTCCAATCAGCAGTTTGTTGCGGTACGCTTTCATAGCGTTTTTCATCAGTATATACTTCTTTGCACCGGCACGCTTCCATGAATGCAGCTCATCCAGGATCAGGCAGTTGCAGTTTAGGGAATCCAGTTTGTCCTCCTGGTTGGCGATTGCATATATTTCAGCAGTCCCATCGCCGAAATCAACCGTGATCGAATGTTCCTGGTTGTTATCCCGAATACGCAGCTTTTTGACATCATCCCGTAGTACTTCCATGTTGTCATTTAGAAACCCAAAACTCTCCATTGTCTGTTTTACGGAGTTTGCAACGATGTATGTCTTAGCTCCGGAACATCTGTCAAGTATGCTCTTAGCCTCTGCCAGAGCCGCACTGAAAGATGTCTTTCCTTGCTTCCTGGGCAGAAAAATAAGCGCCTCATTGAAGCGCCTAATATTTGTCCCCTTCCGGAAGAATCCGAATAGGTTCACAACCACAAATTTTTGCCAGTCAGTAAGTAACATTGGAGCGCCCTTGAAGCTAACTCCGGTTACGTCCTCGCCCTGCACATGGTGTATGGTTCCTTCGATCAGGTCAATTACAAAATCAAATTGATCTTCCCTGAAATCAAGGTCATCACGTTTCAGATCACTAAGGAACCGCCGGCATGCAAGTACGCGGTCAGAATTCGCAAGTACCTTTATTCCAACTATATCCTCCGCATATCTTACAGCCGTCTTGAAATGCGGACTTTTTATTTTAGATGTATCCATTCAATCACATCTTCTGTTTCTCCAGCAATGCGGCAAATGCGGACTTTTCTTTTTTCGGCTGTTCGATTTCCGCATTGTATGTTTTTGCATTCAGCATCAGCCGGTCGGAATATGTGCCGATATCTTTCCTCAGGCTTTCCAGTCCTGCAAGAATCGGTGACTTTTTGCCCCCACTTTTTTCCGTCTCGACAGAAACTTCATACCCTTCTTCTTCAAACTGCCTACTCAAAAAATTATATTGATACATCATGTCTGCGTAAACCTCAATCACCTGGTTATACTGGGTTTTATACGTTCCCAATGCCTTCATGTAATCAATCGTCCTACGCTTAATCGTTTCCCTTGTTGGGATATTTCTCGCCAATTCTTGTCACCTCTTTTCTGCCGGAAAAAATATTTTCAGGGATCCGCGCTATTGGAAAGAGTCCCCTAGCCCGATTCCCAAAGACTAAATTTTATTTTCGGAAGGGAGGGGGGATCTGATTTGCAATTTATATCTTTTTGCCTTTGCTCCGATTTGCTCTTCTATTGTTCTGGCAACATAATTTACAATATCCTCCGATCCTGAAATCATCCTTATTGTTACCTCGTTATAATCATTATCAACTTCATAGCACAATATCTTATCTAAGCATTCATCGGCGTATACTTTTAAGCGTTCCATTAAATCCTCATATGCGTTACCCGCTATCCGTCCCCATCCCTCTTCTGCACCACCTATCACTAACTTTATCTCTGCTCCATACATGTAACATTTCTTTTCTTCCATTCTTCAAACTCCTTTCTTCTCCTGTTCTTCCAGTATATTCCTTTTTCTGTTAGCTTTCCTGTGATCCTATCATGGAATGTATCATGTCTCTTATCAGATACACTGATCAGGTTCCAGTCTGTATAAGCAAGCTCTGGGTAATCTTCCCTCGGGTATATGTGATGTACCGTGGTAGCTTCTTCATGTTGTCCGTATCTCTTTGCCTCCTGGCACTTATATCCATCTCTCCTGAGTATATAGATCCTTTTCCGCTGCCACTTCTTATCTTTGTAGAATACTTTAACCCGTTTCATTTGTTCCTCCATAACAAAAAGCGCCCTGTACACATCAAGGCGCTTTTCTTTTACTATTTTAATGATATCATCATATCACGGAAAGTTGTCCTCTGAGTACCAAACATTATTATATTTTCTTCGACAGCAACCAGAAGAACTTTCTTCTCCTGTTGTAATATGTATTCCTACTGCACGGTATTTTCATGACGGTCTGCATGTATGGATATGTAGCCCAATCATTTGATACTCCCTTAATTATATATTCATATATTTCTGGATCTGCTTCTATTGCTGTTTGTTCAATCAGTTCGCATTTACGCCTTAGCTCAGCTCTTCTCATCGCAAGATCTGCTGTTGCATCTCCCCCATTGCGGCTCGTTGGCATATCTGATATTCCAATACTTCGGACGGTATCCTTATTGTATTTCAGTTCATTCCTCCATTCGTTGTACTGCATGCAAAAGTGATATAACTCCAGAAAGCGGTGTTTGCTTATGTTGTATTTGTTTTCATTTAGTGGCCTCTTGTTCGGCATTTGCTACGCTCCCCTTATTTTTTCTAATCTTCCCGTTTCTCTATATTTTTCGTTCCCATAATGCAGTATCCTTCCTGTAGTCCTGTATAGTTTTCCAAGAGATAAATCACAACTTTTCTGATTGTACGACCGGTGTTCCTGCCGTCTTTGAATTCCATCATCTCTAGAATATCTCCCTCTTTGTAATTTCGATCATTTTTTCTCAGCTCAAATGGCTTTCTCCCACTTTCTGCATCCTCAAAGTATGTTGTGGCAATACGGATCTGATGAACCTGCTGCCCGGTAACCACTTCACTCGGCAACTGTGTCTCCTCTTCTTCCCTCTCGCGTAGTTTTCTCGCCGTCTCCCTGTCTATTCTGTCTTGCTCCTCTGAATACTTCTGTTCTTCCGTTTTTTCCGCCTCTGCCTTGTTTATGTACTGGTCACATGATGTGCATGTCCCAGTCTTGACATTGCAGTCTTTATAATTTTTGCAAGAATAACAGATTGAGGTTATTCCTTCCGGGTGAGGATCCTGGTATTCTTCTGGAGGGTTCATCCCTGTGAATTCTTCGGTGTCAGAATCAGACACCGTTTCTTCGCAGGTGTCAATAATATTTCCTTCTTGATCAACTTCCATTTGTCCCGGGATTATCTCTGCCTCCTTCTCTGCTTTCTTTGCTTCTTTCATTTTTTTAATATCCTTGTGCTTTAATTCTCCCGATTCAATGTATTTACCAAGCGCCTCCCTCTGTTCGTCTGATGTCAAACCGCTTAATTCATAAGCTGCAGAAAATGTCATTCTCTCTCTCTTGAATTCTTCCCGAAACTCTGGTATTAGATTATTATTTATAGACTCTATTTGGGCGATCTTGGTTTCTGTTTTTTTAAGCATAGCCGCAATAACAGTCCTTAATTTGCCAGAAGAAAGATCGTACCCCCTAACCGTTTTCCCTGCTGCCCGCAATTTCTCAAGTGATTCCTTTAATCGCTTTTCTTCTTCTACCAGCTCAGCCTCTGTTTTTTCTCTGTAAGAATTCGCTACAATAATCTCTATCTGCTCCTCATCTTCATTTTGCGGATTGGCGATTTTGCATGTGGCGAATTCGAATTGTTTATGCCCTTTTGAAACTAGATGCTTTAACGCCATCCATCTTCTTTCTCCAGATATAATTCGATATTCTCCACGTTCGCAGGGGTCGAATATGACTTCTAAGTTCTGCTTTAATCCAAACATATAGATGTCTGCTGCCAGTCCCTCAATCTCATTCAGCCCATAGAAGTTCATCGTGTTTCTATACATCTTGTATATTGACACATCTTTCGTTCTAAACCTTGCTTTTGGTGTCTCCTCTGCTCCTGCTTTGCTGTTTTTATTAAGAGTATCCATAACGCTAAATGCCATACCTTTGCCTCCTGTCTTCTTGTTTCACTCCTTTGTCGCCCATATCTTTCATAAGTTCATAAACCACATTTCGATAATCTTGTGACGCTATACAGCGTCTTGAGAAACGTGGCAATGGCTCAAATGACATTGATGCACGCTCTGCTACGATAGTCCTTCTTACAGGCGTAACAAACATATCGTGGCCCGATGAGGTTTTAAGCCATTCTTCCGTATCCAGGGATGTTTTATTTTTCTGTCTCATGACCATTAACCCCTTAAGTCTTATATTGGGATTAATGACCTTTAGTTCTTCGGTTTGCTCATTAAGGTTTTGTAGTGCCTCAATTTCGTAACCTCCCACTTTGACAGGCACTATTATGAGGTCTGCTGCCATAATCATATTGAGTACTACCATGTCAACCAAGCGACCGCAATCGCATATACAATAGTCGTATGCCCCTTTTACTTCTTCCAGGGCTTTTTTAACGCGGTGTACCTGATCTGTTGTTTTATCCCTTGAGAGTTTTATATCTGTTTGCCGCAGATATCCATTTCCCGGAATAATATCTATATGCTGGTATGGTGTGGGCCTGATTAAATCCGTTGTCCGGTATTCTCCACCTGCACTTATATGCTTTTCGATCAGCTCCGCCGTTCCTACCCCTTCCGGCTCATAACATCCGAATGTTTTTGATGTATCACCCTGTTCGTCACCTTCTATCATCAGAACCCGTTTTAATTGTTCTTCGCCCAATATGTACCCCAGGGAATCCGCTGTTGTGGTTTTCCCGGATCCGCCCTTTGGTATCATTACTGCAATAATTTTCATAACTACTCCTTCCTACGCAGCTTTGCGTCTTATGCTGCGTAATGTATCTGATGTCGACTCGGCATAGTATTTACTGGTTGTTGCCGGGCTGGTATGTCCCAGTACTTCCTGGATTACTCCGAGGTCATAGCCTTTATTTTTTAATGTCATACCTAGCGTTTTACGGAACTTGTGTGGGTACACCTTACAAGACATGCCCTGCCGCCGTGCAATGTCTTTAAGTACAGCTCTCACCCCGCAGGGCTTAAGTCTGCTGTATGGCGCCCGCTTGCCAACAATCAGCGACTCACAATCATCCTCTCGCTCATTAAGATACTCCCGTAAGTAATACATGGCGGCCTCATCTATAAACGCTGGGGTATTAAGCCCGCCCTTCTCTCGTTTGATCCACACGTCTCCTGTCCGGAAATCGACATCAGAAATATTGATGCTGCAGAACTCGCCTACCCGCAGGCCCGTACTGCGCAACACCTCGATCATGGCCCGGTCGCGTTTGGTCTGGCAGCCTTCACGCAGTTTTTCCAGTTCCTCCTGCGTATAATAATCAATTTGCCCTTTATCTGTACGTTTCTTCCCGACCGACTCAACCGGATTATCAAACATGAGCTTCTCAATCCTCATCCAATTAAAAAATGCAGACAGATAGCGTCGCTCATTATTTACTGTACTTGGCATGTTGATCTTGCCGGTTTTGTCCACGTTCCGTTTCTCGTACCAGCGAAGGTATTGTTTGATATCTATGTCCGTCATATCGACCAATGGTTTATCTATCTGATCAAGCAACTTTTTAATGGCATTTAAGTAATTATATTTTGTTTCCTCTTTCAATTCCTCTTTCTTGATCAGAAAGAGCTGTATAACATACTTATTTTGCTCATCTATGCTGTTATTGACCTCAGCCGGAAGCGTTGTAATCTCTTCCATGTTCACCTTGATAAACTGCTCTTCTATCACATTTTCCAGGATCCGCAGCACTGCCTTGTCTAAATACTGGGCCATAGTTACAAGTATCGCATCTCTCATTGTTGATTTAATCGTCTGTGTATTCATAAATTTTTATCCTCCGTATTGCCTAAGAGAAAAATGTATGATACACTCCTCTTAGGTGAATGAGTAGCAGAGCATAGTCTTGCCGGACGGTCTGCTACTTGTTTTTTATTTACTTAAAACTCACTCACCCATTTAACTGGATCCCTACTTCCGGTTTCTACTTTCCTTCGTGCCTGCTGCCAGTAGTATCAGTGGGCACCACTTTGGTCTAATGCCTTCTTCTCCAAACAGGTCTATGGTCGGCATTCCTTCTACCACACCACATTCTGTACCTGTGCAAAATTGGCAATCGTAACATCCTTCCGGCATATCTACTTCTAATATGGCTTTCATTTTTTCTCCTAAATATCGGTAGTTAATATCTGGACAACTACACTTCTATTAAATCTTCGTCCTCAATGTACAGGCAAATATCAGAAACGACATTTTCTCTTGCTAATCCTATATGATTTCCGTATAATTCTATAAAATGCCATAGCTGAAATTCTGTAAATCCTTCCGCACTAATTCGTGGCATAATCGGTTCCAATGGTTTTCCACCACGAGAAACAATTTGTTTATTTGTTTCTTCGAATTGACGATAAAATACTTCTGTGCCGAGAGGTGTTAATTTCACTTTTACTTTATCGTTCATATTTAATTTCTTCATCTACTCT